CTCATCAGCATTTGCTGTGATACCTGTACCGCCAACTACATTAAGTGTAACATCACCTGTTGTACCGCCGCCTGTCATACCTGCACCAGCCACTACAGATGTAATATCACCTGTTGGTATTGCCGCTACACTGCTATCTACATATGCTTTAATGGACTGCTGTGTTGCTAACTGTGTAGCACTATCTGAAGCCATGTTATCTTCGTCAAGTACCGCAGTACCACTTACACCTGTATTTAGTACAGGAGAGGTCAAAGTTTTGTTAGTTAGCGTCTGTGAGCCTGTAAGGGTGGCTACAGTGCTATCTATTGCAAAGGTGACTGCATTACCAGAACCAGAGGTATCAACGCCTGTACCCCCTGTAAACGTCAGCGTTTCACTATCTAGGTCAATTGCTAGTGCGCCACCAGTATCTGCTTGAAAGTCTAAGTCTGATGCAGTTACTTGTGCATCTACATAATCTTTAACAGCGGCAGTAGTAGGTAAGCTAGTGTCATTGTCGCTAGAAGCAACACCCTCTGCTTCAGTTACTATTGCTGTAGCCTTAAAGTTATCTACTTCAATATTAGATACAGTATTGCTGTCTACATCAATTGTTTTATTAGTGAGTGCCTGAGAACCAGAAAGAGTAGCTACTGTGCTGTCAATAGCAAAAGTAACAGCATTGCCTGAACCAGAAGTATCAATACCAGTCCCGCCTGTAAACGTAAGACTCTCGCTGTCAAGGTCGATATTAAGCGCACCACCGCTGTCTGCCTCGAAGTCAAGGTCTTGTGCGGTGACTGTCGTATCCACATATGCTTTAATAGATTGTTGCGTAGCCAGTGCCGTAGCACTGTTAGAGGCCATATCATCTTCATCAAGAATATTAGCAATAGAAGAACCCCCAACATCAAGGCCAGCTACAGTTAGACTACCCGCAAAGTAACCGTCTTTAAACTGTTTAGAAGAGGCACCTAAATCTATGTCATTATTAGTAGTAGGCTCAATTACACCGTCTTTAACTACAAACTGTTCCGTAGATGAACCAGATACATCAATATTAAATTCTACTTGGTTATTCGTATCATCTACAACAACCTTGTTTAATGGCGTAGCAACACCGGGGTCGCCAATCAAACCAATGACTGGACCCTCAGAAGCAGTACCATCGTGCTTATGCCCTGATGTATTTACAAACGCAGCCAGTAACTGATTAAATTCATCATTACTGTCGGCAGCATTGATAATGTCACCGTCTGCATAACTGGACTGTCTAGTGTAACCTGCCATTAATTATCTCCTTGCATCAGCTTGGAACTCTAGCTGAAAACCTTTAAGTGAATAAGGTGCTGATGTACCTCTATCATTAACTCTTAGTGCTACCGCAAAACCACTACCTTCAATAGGCTGTCTAATAAGCGGATTAGTTTGACCACCATATGTACCTGTACCATAAGTAGAGGAACCGTACACCGCAACAACAGAAGCACTATCAAAAGGATATGCGGCGGGTCTAGCTACATTAGGTGCTTCGTAGTCGTATCTTACAAGTAGGTCGGCATTAACGGCTGCTTCTGGTGCATAGTTAATAATAACACGCTCAAAAGATTTGCGTATACCTGCATCACCCATAGTCAAATCAGGAGAGCGATACTTACCCGTTACGTTGTTACCGTCAAAGTCATTGCCTTGTTCTTGTCTGTACACATAACCATCAAAGTCACCATGTATAACAATACTCTCACCAGCAGCTACAAGGTTATCTGTACAACTAGGTCTTATACCTTTAATGTCAGCAAACTCATAGCTGTCACCTTTACGTACACATATTACCCCTGATGTAGTAGAACGTGGTGTGTTAGCATTAGAGAAGAATATACGATACTGTGTTTTGTCAGGTATAATAACGCTATCAAACTCATCTACGTCAGATACACCTTCAAATCTTTCTTGTACAGCACGACTAATAGTACCTAAGTCAACATCACCAATCTTTGCAGTACCAGCAACAGTACGTAGTCCATCTGGTCCTAAGAATACTAAGTCACCCGCAAATTCTTGTATGGTAAACCCATTAAGGCAACCAATCTCTCTGGTAACAGGTTGAAGTTGAAAGTCTGCAATACTATTTCCAACCAACCTAAAAATTCGTTCCTCGCAGAAGATATACAATTGGTCCCGGAAAGGAAACAGGCCCGTTATGTTACTGTCTACTGCGATGGAACCAGCCCCATTAGCGACACTGAAATCACTATCAGTATATGGTGCTGTAAAAACTAATTCTTGTGGGTTACTAGACATACCAGCAAAGAATAATGCATCTTTAAACCCTGTCACAAATGCGGGGTCAGCAGGTGCGCCTGTAGCATTTAAGTCTGTAATATTAGTGTTATCATATTTAGATGCATGGTTTGCGCCATCTGCCCATACAATATAATCTGTACCACCTAAGTTATAACGAAAGAATGAATACCGACCTGCACCAGTTCTACCACTATCTATCTCAGTCCAGCTACCTGTCTTACCACCTTTGTGTATCTTACGACCACGTGCGGCAAGTATGTTACCTTTGAAATAAGCAGACATTAATACTGCTTCGCTAGAACTTTGGTCTTGTGGAACAATATTAGTATTCCACTTTGCGTACCCAGATATTCTTCTATATCCACCTTTAGTATCTGGCTCAAAGTTTTCTAACTCTAGTGCCATACCCGGTTGCATTGCAAAAGTAGATTGGTCTAAAACTAAACCACCTTGACAGGCAAATACAAACGGATTAATTCCTGATTCATCTGCCATTTATTAAAATCCTGCTACGTTAGTACCATATCTTTGTGAATGTGGTATATAAGTAGAGCGAACATAGTCTGCTCTATTAAGAAGAATGGTTTGCATATGCTTAATCCCATCTTCAAATCTAGCAAAGTTAATGCCGTACTGTTGTGCTTCACCACGATATTGGTAAGCGTATGCAGTGGCACCATCTGCTATAACTTGTCTATATTGGTCGGGTACAGTAGGAACATCTGTAGCCGCAGACAATAAAGTAGGCTTACTAAAATATTCATACTTTAATGTATAAGCCTTATCTGGATAAGGGTATAGACCAAAGTTATTATCAGGTGTTCTGAAAACAAATTTAGGTACACCCCCTACATTGGATGTACTCTCTTGGTCAACATATCTATCAATGTATTCTTTGTAATCTAACACACGAAGAGTAATGCCAGATACACTTAAAGAGGCATCTCTATTAATTCTAAATGTTTCGTAGTCTACATGCTGTGCTGTAGCTGGAATAGAATATCGTGTAGTATTAGCTGTAAGTGTTTCAGAGTGTGTTACGTGGCTAAAGGGCCACCCAAACTCTCTTTGATTAATATAATTAATGGCATCATTAACTGCATTTTTACATTGGACTTGAAAGCCACGGGCATTTGCAAAATTAGCCGCAGTAAGAGCGACTTCATTCATTCTTGCAATGACCTCGTTTGTCAAACCTAAATAATCGTATGCCATATTAAATCCTTAAAATAAAGAATGAAGGGGCAAGTTGCCCTGCCCCCTCAAGTTATTTAGGCAAGTGCGTCACGGTCTACTTCATCAGCAGCCATGTCGCCTTGGTCGCTGATGTCCATCATCACAGCGTAAGCACGTAGCTTACCTGCTGTAAATGACGCACCACTACCTGCCAACACAAAGTCAATTGTGTCGCCTGAAGTAGAAAGTGCTAGTCCATCAATTGCAACCTGTGGGGCGTAAGCACCGTCAGCCGCACCGTCAATGTCTAGTGCAGCAGCAAACTCATCGACATCACCACCAGTGAAGCCAAGAGCAGCAGTCGCATCAGTACCTGTATTCATGGTTGCAGAAGATACAACCTGAAAACCAGCACCCATGATTAGGGTGTTAGCTGGTACTGTAATTGCCTGAATTGTATCGCCGGGAGCAATACTATTTTTTGTCAGGTCAATTGTGACATCTACGTAGTACGGGTTACGTCCACGTTGTGAGTTACCCGATGCGGGGTGAAGTTGTGCAGTAATGTTAGCCATTTTTCAAATCTCCCCTATGCTAAGTGGTAAGCGGCGTTAACAAGTGCTTCTGGACGAAGTATCTTGCGACCGTACAAATGCATCCCACGAACAATGTCA